TACAAGCTGCTGACAGCTGAGCAGGAGTACGAGGCGACAGGCAGCGAAGAAACCCTGAAGGCGGTAATCAACACCGACTGGGGGCTGCCGTACCTGCCGCGCTCTGCCAGCGAACAGCGACGCGCAGATGCGCTAATGTTGCGCGCAGAAGACTACGGTAAACGCCTGGTCCCACCCAAAGTACGTTTCCTGCTGGCGGCCGTCGACGTCCAGGGGGGAAAAAAGCGTCGTTTTGTCGTGCAGATTATCGGCTATGGCGAAAATGGCGAACGCTGGCTGGTGGACCGCTACAACATCCGCCAGTCGCTGCGCTGCAGTGAGCATGGTGAGGCGGAGCCGATCCATCCCGGCGCGTATCCTGAGGACTGGCAACTGTTGGTTTCCGATGTGCTGGAAAAAACCTATGCACTGCAATCTGACCCGGCGCGGCGCATGCCGGTACTGGCGATGGCCGTCGACAGCGGTGGTGAAGAGGGCGTGACCGATAACGCCTACAAATTCTGGCGCCAGTGCCGCCGTGATGGCCTGGGTAAACGCGTCTACCTGGTCAAGGGCGATAGTACAAAACGCCAGAAAATCATCACCAAAACTCACCCGAATAATACCGAACGCAGCGACCGTCGCGCCGACGCGCGCGGCGAGGTGCCAGTGTATCTTTTGCAGACCGACCTGCTCAAGGATCAGCTCAGTAACAATCTGGATCGTGAGACGGCCGGAGCCGGATATATCCACTTTCCCGACTGGCTGGGGGAGTGGTTCTACGAGGAACTGACCTATGAAGAGCGGGGCGCCGACGGGAAATGGCGTAAACCCGGGAAGGGTGCCAACGAAGCTTTTGACCTGTTCTGCTATGCCCACGCCGTGGCTGTCCTGCGTGGCTACGAAAAAGTACGTGACTGGGAGAATCCTCCGGCATGGGCTGCGGCGCAGGATCTCAACCCAAATATTCATGAAGGGGAACGCCCCCGGGAGTTAACCGTGAAAAAAAGCAAACCTGCTCAGTCACCTGTCCAGGCTAAAGCTGAAAAGGGTACCGAACTGTCAGGAAACTGGCTGGGTGGTTCCGGTAAAGGGGGCTGGCTGTGACGAAAGACGACATCTGGAAAACGTTGTTGATGGTTCGCCAGGCCTATCAGGATTCGCTGGATGGCAAGAGTATTTCTTTTACAGGTGTAAACGGACGCGCCATCACCAACCACGATCCGAAAGCGCTGCGCGACGAGCTTGAATACTGGGAGCGGCGCTGGCGGAAGGTCAACAGCCGCGGCGGTTCGTACAAACTCGCTAACTTTCTGTAAGGCGTTCTATGGGCATTCTTGAAAAAACACTGGGTGCGCTGGCGCCGGGGTGGGCGGCGGCACGCGCGCGTGATCGTCTCCGCCTCAATGCGTATGAAGCGGCAAGCGCGTCCCGCCTTCACAAAGCGAAAAAACAGAGCCAGTCAGCGGACACGTCGGTATTTGCCGCAGGCCAGTCCCTGCGGGAGCAGGCCCGCTGGCTGGATGAAAACCATGATCTGGTGATTGGCCTGTTCGACAAAATGGAAGACCGGGTAATTGGCGCGCACGGTATACATGTAGAGCCGCAGCCTCTCGATCTGGATGGCAACCTTCATTCCGATTTCGCCGGGCAGCTGTCGGCGCTCTGGGCCGAGTGGTCCGTACGTCCTGAGGTGACCGGCATGTTTACCCGGCCGGAAGCCGAGCGCCTGCTGCTGCGCTCAGCACTACGTGACGGTGAAGTGTTTACGCAACTGGTCAGGGGGAATGTGCCGGGCCTGCAGCATGCCACGCAGGTACCGTTCTCCCTGGAAATGCTGGAGGCGGATTTTGTACCGTTCAACCTCAACAGCACCGCAGGCCAGCAGGTGCGTCAGGGCATCATCGTGAACGAGTGGGGGCGTCCCGTTGGCTACCGCGTTTACAAATATCATCCTGCAAACATGACGCGGTTCAGCGCCGACCTTAAAACTGTGTCTGCCGAGAACATGCTTCACCTGGCGCAACGGAAGCGCCTGCATCAGCTGCGCGGCATCAGCCTGATACACGGTGTAATTACACGGCTGTCGGATATCAAGGATTACGAAGAGAGCGAGCGCGTGGCCGCCCGTATTGCCGCCGCGCTGGGGTTCTATATCAAGCGTGGCGATGCGCAGTCTCTTGGCGATGAAAATGAGTTTTCAACGCCTGGCGGCCAGCGTCACTACGATATTGCGCCGTAACCGCCTGGGCGTCTACATGGCGCATCCCTCAGTTCAAACCGATCGGCCTCCCGACACTGGGCGCTTACCGCGAACTGCGCAAACTGCCGCGCGGAGTGAGTATTGCCAGCGAATTTGACGATCGTGTCGAGGCCGTCCGG